ATCAAGATGTGGAGTATCAATCTTATCGTCTGGTATGTTAAATGGTAGCTGTAGAAAAGAACGACCTTGTATTATTTTTTTAAAATCATATTTAATATGTTTACAACTGTTTTGTATGATAGGTAAGACCAGATCGTGATGATCACTATTGATCTTTTCGTTTATTACAAATCTATGTTGAAATCCAGGTCGCTGTTGTTTATTATCAGAAGCATGAGTAACATCAGATATAAAGAACCAATTAAAGTTATCACTTAAAAGAGTAAGTTTAATCTTTTCTTGTAAGTCTTTGTCTATAATGTTATCAATGACAATAGGTAGTTTCATAGATCATAAAACTATTAAAGTTTATAACCTTTAAACCAAGAGGGTAAACCTAGATGCGGTCGGCCATCAAAGATATTATCTGAAGAACCTGGTGTTGCGGAATTGTTATAGTGTAAAAATACTTGACCACAATCGTTACCAATAAAAGGCTCTCTCCAATGTTCTAGTATGTTACCTCTATACACTAACATATCACCTGGTTTTAAATTTACTTTTGAACCTTTTGTATTATCAGTAACGTATTTACCTTCTTTTAATCCACCTTTTGTAGGATCTTTTTCAATATAGATAGGCCATTCGTCACCTCCTAGATTTAATGTCGTTGATATCTCACAACTAAATCTATCCTTATGTCTTTCAAGGATATCACCTTTTTTATAGATACGAGCCTAGGCATATGTTGGTATTAGTTTAAGGCCTGTTTGTTTTTCCATGATAGGTTGAACAGCAAGTAATAAAGTTTCCATTGCAACGTCACCATAGTGAGAGTAAGTATTTGGTACCTGTTCATCGTTCCATACACCCCATTCTGTTGTAAATGGCGAGATATATCTTGTATCAAACATTGTTCGTGCAACTTGTCTTTTAACTAAAAAGTAGTTATAAACAAAGTTTGCGATATTTGGTTCTATCGCTTTTTTAATTACACAATAGTTGTCTGTTTTAAAACTCATAATTTTTTTACTCCTTCTATAATCATATTTCTTACGGCCTGTATATTAAAGTGTATAAATCTAAATGGTTCTACACCGTCATCTACTGCATACTGATGAGGCATATAAGAATTAAAAAATATCATTGTACCAGGGTTTGGTCTATAGTTTACGATATCTTGACCTAAAGATACTTGATTTTTATCTTTTAATGGTAACTTTGTCATTAACGCACCAGGTCTTGGATCGTGAAACAATGGAAATGATGTCTTATCTGAACACTTTAAAAAGTAAAAACCAGATATATGGTTGTCCCAATGGATATGTGTATCGTGATGGCCACCACCCGCCTTTGCAAACTCTTGTACCCAAAACTCAGTAAAGAACATTGTATATTGTGACATATCAAAGCCTTGACTGTCCATGATGTTCCAAGCAGTATTACCAATAAAGTCTTGTAATTGTTTTACGCCGGGATCGTTTTGAAGTGGACCTGAGTGATAAGACCAACCGTGATCTTTTACTTTTGCGAAATCTTTTTTACCTAAAAACTTTTCTCGTTCTTTAATTCTTGGTGCTTCTCTTTGTTGTGCTTCTTTTATATACCGATCACAAACTTTATTTGTAGAATTAACCCATTCAGGTTTATCAACTACATAAACTGGACAACCAAAGTAGATATCTGTTCTTAACTCATTACCATTTGTTACTACTGCCATATCACTTCCTTATTTTTTATTATATATATTAGTTTTTAAAAACTTATATAAACTAGGTTTATTCTTTACTATTAAATCCCATTGTTCTTTTCTTTTATTTAGTCTTTCTATAAAAGGGTATATTTCTTTTTTATGTTCTTCTAATTTAATATTATTAGTATATAGTATAGATGTTAAATCTGTAGGTGCCCAATGCATACCTGCGGCAATACAATGTAATCCACTAGTTTTTTCAAAATGATAGGAATGTGTTCTATCCATTATTGATCTTTGAATACCATTTATATGTACAGGTTTTAAATTAATAGCATCATTACTCCAAGTTTTATTTAAATGTGATCTCCAATAAGGTGTATCATCTCTTTGTGATAACGCATAATGTAACGCAACAAACTCGGCAAAGTTTCTAAACAATGATTTACAAGCATAATTATAATTATCTCTATCCCATTGTGATACTTTATCTCTTTGTAGATTACGAATTAAAATCATTAAAAATTCATGTGCCGTAAATAGACCATTACTTTCCAACGGTTCAATAAAACCAGCTGATAACCCAATCGCAATTACATTCTTAACCCACAATCTATTATGTAACCCTACTCTCATCTTGATATTTTTAAATTCTAATTCATCAGTACCTAAATATTGTTGAAATTCTTTTAACGCATCTTCATCACTTACAAACTTACTTGAATAAACATAACCTGTACCTATTCTACTCCATAAAGGTATATTCCAAACCCAACCATTTTGTATTGCTGTACAATTAGTATAACTTACTAGTTCTTTTTCTTTGTTCTTATAAGGTATTCTTGTCGCCCACGCAGAATCATTAGGTAATAGATCAGAATAAGATTCAAAGGGTTCTTTTAATGTTTTACTCAGTAACAAAGACCTAAATCCAGTACAATCAATATATAAATCTGCCTTATGTTTATTATTCAATGAAGTAATACCATTTTCATCTTGTTCTACTGATAATATTTCTTCTTTAATATGTTTTACACCACGAGGTAAACAATAATTATCTCTTAACCATATACCAAATTTTGTAGCGTCAAAATGAAATGCTGTATCTCTGTAAAAATCAAAAGGTATCTCATTCTTTTCATTATAGAAACATTTGTTAGCATTGACTAATGCCATCTGTGGATAATGACAATCTGCGTAGTCTGAATAAGGTGTTTTTGGATTATGAAACTTCTTAAACCACCAGTCGTTTAATATTGCTTGATTGCCTTCTGTAAAAGGTTGACCAAAAGGATAATGGAAACCTTCTCCTTTTTTATAAAAATCTGTAAACTTAATACTTAACTTATAACTACCATCTGTTAAACTTAAAAAAGACTTATCATCAATACCTAACCAGTTTGACCATAATCTTATACCACCTATCGTGCTTTCTCCTACACCTACTGTAGCAATATTAGGAGATTCTATAAGTGAAATATCTTTATCAGGAAACTGTCTTATCAGAGTTGATGCTGCCATCCATCCTGCTGAACCTCCACCTACTATAATAATCTTGTTCATAATATAATAAATTATCTAAACGGATATCCTAAGTTCCATATTACTAAAGAATATCTTGTACCTTTTGTTACGGGTGTTACACGATGCCATACAAAACTTGGAAAAACAATGATAGAACCACGAGGTCTTATCTCAACACACTCTTTTGTAGTTTTACCTTTTTTCCATTCTGTGTCCATTGAGTTTCTAAAATCAAACTCTAAATTACCACCAACGTATTCTGATGGGTCTACTAAAGAAATTGTAACCGATAATTTTCTAATCTTGTTATGATCTGGTGGAAATGTACCATCAGCATTTTGAGGTCGTTTATAAGGTTCGTCCCAACTATCACAATGCCAGCCATAGTATTGACCGACTCCATATTTTGTAAATTGACAAGATTCTGAAAAATCCCAATCAAAGTTCCAACCTGCTAATCTATTTGCGTCATGGATATAAGGTTGAATCTCTTTATAGATCCAACGATCGCTCATCCAAACTACATCAGACTTTCTTTTCTTTTGAATATTTTTGACATCTTTTTTGTCAAGTTTACCTTTGGTCTTGACGATACTGTCAGCGCCACCTGTAACGGCCATTTCTGCTTGATGTTGTTTACCGTAATTAAGAATATCATCACACAACTTTGGTGATAATGCTGATTGGAAATAATAATAATAGTTTTTCAAGTTCATTTATATAAGCCTTAATTCATTAATATAACATATTTATAATCAAAAGTAAAGAGATTTAATTACTGATATATGTATCTTATAATTACTATACCTTTACCACCAGATCTTCCGGAACCTTGAATACTTCCTCCACCTCCACCTCCTGTATTAACGGTACCCGCTGTTCCTCCTGTTGTAGGACCAACCCCAGGTCCACCACCTCCTACTCCACCTGTTGAATTACCGCTAGCAGAGTGATTTGCTCCTCCACCTCCTCCAGCAAAATATCTTCCTGATGCTGGTCCTGGAGTTCCATAACTTGGAG